AGTAACAGGAAGACTGAAATCTATGTTCGGGAAGACTCCGTCTAGCTGGTCAGATATCTTGCTGGTTGTAGAGCCAACTAGAGCATAGATGCCGTAGTCGTTCATAAACAGAACTGACCGGAAATACGGGAAGATGGCTTTTATCCTGCGAGTACCAACGCTAGCACTGACGTTGGTGTTCGTAAACAGCGTCTGACCTGTGCTGGACACACGCAAGTCAGAGAAGACGTTGATGCTGTCATCCCCGAAGATGTACAGGAAGTTGTTAGCAGAGATGATTGCGCGGATGTTGCCGTGCAGCGTAGAGTCAGTAAGGGTAAAGCTACCCGCAGATACGCTCGTAAAGTCGCTGTACGACCCCGCTGCTGAGTAGAAAACCGTCCGTCCAGAGGCTACCCACACCCTGCCTGAAAAAGTGGCTACATCAACGATGTCGTTGAGGTTCACAGCAGCTACTGCAAGTGCCGCATTTGTGGCACCACCACCGGAGATGGTGACAGTGGTGTTGGCAAGATAACCACTACCAGGGTTGGTCATGATAACTTGCGTAACCTGACCACCGGACAGGATGGCAGTACCGGCAGCGTTTGACCCAGCGCCAGTGATGGTGACTACTGTGTTAGCTGCGTTAGAGTACCCAGACCCACCGTTGGTAATGACTACAGAAACCGTACCCGTCCTGAAAGTGTTAAAGCTAGCAATAGCAGTGGCAGTGGTGCCGCTAGGAGGGGCTGCTATCGTGACAGTAGGGCTAGATGTGTACCCTGTACCTGCATCTGTCAGCGTGATGCTGTTGACCTGACCCGTAGCTATGACTGCTGTGGCAGTGGCAGCGCCGCTAGAGAAGGTAACGCTCGGTATGGTGGTGTAGCCGCTACCTGCGTTTGACACGGTAACAGCTACAACAACACCGCTGGAGATGGTTGCGAAAGCCTGAGCCTGTGTACCACCTGTTTGGTCAGGAGCGCCAATAATGACGTTGGGAACAAAGGTGTAGCCAGATCCACCAGAGGTGATGTTGATGCTAGCAATGCCACCAGAGCCGGTAGTGATGGTGGAGACTGCCGTAGCCTGCACACCGTTCGTGTCGTTAGGCGCAGAGATGGTGACTGTAGGTGCGCTTACGTAGCCTGAGCCTGGGTTGGTGATGCCGATAACACCGACAGAGCCAATGCTGACAAGGTTTGCCCCATCCCAGTTGAACAAGCCCTTGCTAGGGTCACCAATAATGACTCGCTCGTCTTTGTACTGGGCAGAAGAAACACTAGAGTTAGAGAACGTGCCAGCCGCAGCAATGTTTCCTATGCTACTGCTAGTGATGTTGACAAACTGTGCGCGTCCGTTGTCTTCAAACGCAAGCAGGAAGTCACTGCTGTTGAGATTGCAAGGCTCTAAAGAGGTAACGGTGTTAGCGGCAACAATGTTTGCGCCTCCACCAGTTGTAATTTTTGTCTGAGCTTTGACAATCTTGATGTTGCCAAACCCGATAGGCATAGCGTTCTCAATCCATGAGAACTCTGCTTCATCAATAGCTGTCCTGTTGGCCTTGGTGTTCAGGCCTTTAAAGTTCTTGATGACAGCATAGGACTTCTTTTGCTCTGCTGCTGCCATGATTAGTACGGGTTAGAGTAGGGGTCGGGGATGCGCCGTGTGTACGTGCTGTTCAAAGCAGCCTGTACGTTTTTAGCGTACTCCTGCTTATAGATTTCTGCTTCCCCATAGCTTTGCTCTTTGTACTTTGCTTTGTACGCAGCATAGAAAGCTACAGGCGTGGTGTAGGGGTCAACAATCTCATCTACCTGAGTGGTTGCTGACAAGGATAATGGTTGAGGAAGAATGACGGTATCTATCTCACAGGGATAGACTTGATCTGGCACAGGACCGATGTAGATCTGCCCCTGGCCGTACATAGAAAAGCATATAGGACGCCCTACGTAGTTCTGCCAGTAACGCAGTTGAGCGTTGAAGTTTGACCAGGGAAGATAGCGCAGAGGGATGCGACTGTTACCCCAGAAGATTGTGAGGTTCAAAACATCTAGCGTCTGCACTCCACCGGGGAGAGCAGCAAGACTGATGATTTCACACGGGCTGTCGTAGGCCAGCGTAGCCGTACCGTCTGTGAAGGGTGTAGACGGTGGGTAGGGCTGAGTAGCCGTGGGCCACACAGGAACAGTTACACCAAGCACACCGCCATTGGTGACTTGGTAGATGAAGATGCCAGAAAACACAAACTGACCAGTGGTGACTACCAGTCCTTCTGACCAAGGTAGTGCGCCAACCCCTGTAGACGACAGGGGGGTTTGTGTGATTTGAAGATTACGTAGACAGCCTGTATCTCTTACCGTGCGCTCTCGTGCCGCATTGATGTCATCTGTCAGTTCGTTATCTGACCAGAAAACACCGTTGGCATCGTGCAAGAGCCTACGGACTTCCGTAAGGTAGGAAGCAAGAGTAGCCATGTACGTTCCATTTTTTACGCAACCCGCTGGCGAGTGGCTCCCCCACCACGTTTTTCAACGTGGAGGGGTACTACACCAACCGCCGAGGGTAACGAGCGGTCTTTTTCAATAAAAGGCTGGTCAGAGATAAGAAACTTTGACAGCCTCTCCAATCCTTCTGGGAGTTCTGAGTGAAGCTGCACCCAGCCCAGACGGGCTAGATGCGGCTCTTTGTCTGTCTTGCCGTGACCAAAAATAAACGCAGCAGCATCTGTCGTGATTTCAACTGGCTTGCCTACGGGAAACTCCACAGGCTTGTAGTTGTAGCTCACGACAAGATGCTTGTCGCTAGTGTTGGTAACGAAGACAGATTCACTCATAGATCAACAATGTCGCCATAAACCGTAACGTCAACAGTCCCACCGCTAACAGCAGTGTTGACTTTGACAAACAGAGCGGGAGCAGAATATGTCGTTGTTGCAGTACCGGCAGCAAGAGTCAAGTCTTGATACGCTGCGGTGCTGGTGACGTTCGACAAAGTTTGTGCGCTTGCTACTGCGTTAGATGCGTTACCGTCACTGGTAGTGATGATAGACACGTTGGCAGTAGAGATGCTCTTGTTTGCATCTGCTACGGTAATACGGCGAACAATGTACTTCGTACCCACAATGCTCAGCGCCGCTGCGTTATTGCTAGTTGCGCCGACGTTAACGCCGGGAACATAAGCAATAGCATAGCTGCCAAACTTGTTGGGGTAATTTGCGCCTACATTGTTCGCTTCCATTGCAGACTCCTATTACACGTTGTACGTGCCGGACACGTTTAGACCACCATTGGTAGCCAGCAAGGTCACGGTATCGCTAGCCGCAGTAGACTTGGCGTACACGTTTACACCATCAGAGATGATGACTCCACCAGTGTTAGCTGCTATCAGCGTAGCATTGGCCGATCCGTTGAAGGCAATCACGCTGGTGTTCGCTTGCGGGAACATCAGGTAAACGCCTGCCGGGATGACCGTACCGTTGCCGGTGCTGACAGAAGTTACGGTGGTGGTAAGAAAATACGCACCAGCCGTGTTGGTGGTGGCATTTGCCAGGATGATTTTGTTTGTGGACAGTGACATCTTCTACTCCTTACAGTGAGAGGTAGTTGTAGTTGCTGACCACGGTCATCGCTTTCGGCTTGACGTTGACAAGTTCTGCAATCATCAGAACTGCACCAACATAGCCGATCTGCCAGTTCGGGAGAGTGGACTCAAAACCCGTAAACACGAACGAACCTTGCTCATGGATGTAGAGCGACAGGTAGTTGGTGTTCAGGAAGTACACAGTACCTTCTGGGCAATACGGATCTGGGTAGATCGGAACGCCAGCAACCATCAGGGCGCGGAATGCAGCCTGGGGGCCATTGTTGTCGCCATCAAAGCCCGAGCCGGGGGTGATGACGTACTGCTCTTGACCAACAAAGTCTTGAGCCAACAGGGTCCAAGTGCCAAAACCGCAAACACCAAACGAAGGCATCTCAGCGCCGTTCTTCACAGTGCCGGAGATGTATTGCAGGATGTTCTGACGGGTCGGGTTCTTAGCACCAGCGTCATAGGCTTTGGACTGCCACCAGCTATAGGCCGCACGGTTGATGTTGCCGTAGGTGCCAGAGGCGCTAACGGCAGCAGGCAGACCGATGAACTGCTGAGTGTTGGTCGTGTTGTTGTACAGCGCGGTAGCCATAGCATCCATCATGACGTTGGTCGCGTCATTCATACGCGCCTCGATCAGGGGGATGATAGCTGCGTCTTGCTGAACGGCACCTTCCATACCGAGGAACGGCACGGGAGAAATCATCAGCTTCAAGTCAAACTCAGCGTTGTAAGCGCCTTGCTGGACTGACGGCTGAGCGAACGAGCCGCTGTAGTCAGACCATTGAGCGTTCACGAACTGAGAGCCTTGGACGGGCACAGTTACGGAAGATACACCACCAGAGGCTTGCTGACTGTTAGCAATCAGTGCCGCCATCAAGGGCGTTGAGTTATAAAGTTGAACAACCAGCTTAGGAATGAACGCACGCCGAGTGACATAAGTCAGTTCGGTGAACTGCGAACTACCTGTTGCCGGAAGAATACCGCCACCAATAGGCATGGTTCTCTCCTAGAAAAAAATACCCTCTTTTACAGACCAATGGGTCGCATGGGTTTGCGAACATCATTGAGCGCTCTCACAGCTTCTTCACGGGCAGCGTTAGCAGGGTTCTTCCAGAACTTGTTCAGGTCAAAGGACTTGACTGCTGAAGGTTGATAGCCGGAAGGGGTCGGCACTGCTGCCTGTTTCATCCACTGATGATACTGTGCCGCAGTCTCATGGTCGGCGATTTTCTTCTCCAACATGAGTTTTTCTACAGCATCAATTTCGTCTTCATTGTCTACTAGACCCTTCTTCACCAACGACTGCCGACGCTTGTCGAGCATCTCCTGAGCTTCTTTAGCTTGGAGCTTTGCGCGAATAGCGTCATTTTCCTGGCGCATCTGACTGATGGCGGTAGTGGTCCGGTCATCAATCTCAAGCTCAGGAATTGGCAGGTCAGGATTGACTTTCTTGGTCATACGCAAGAAGTCTTTGCGGGTTTCTGGGTTGTCAGCAAGTCGCTGAGCCAGAGCCGCAAGCTCATCCCGAGCCTGTGGTGAAAGATTTTCTAGAGACATTTGTTACCCTCTTTATACGATTAAATAACTTTTTTGCCGTCACCCGGCTTCTTCACGGCCATGCCGCTCTTGCCCACTTTGTTGGGGGAAGACAGACCGCCGAGTTCGGCAAAGCGCGGAGTGTTGGTGATAACGCCGTGCTGTTGATTGTTGTCGGTGGGGCGGCGGGGAGCAGCAGCGCCACGAGGCTTAAACAAATCCATGATGGACTCCTTTTACATAGGGGGTGGTTTTGGCATACCACCGGCAGGCGGCATACCAGGGACGGGCGCTTGTGCTAGAGCTTTTCCTTCAGGCGTTGCGCCACCAGCTTGAGGGAGCGATTGCAGCATCTGAAGAATCTCAGCTTGCTGAAGTTCGTTGGTCTGACCCTTGCGAGGGCCGAGTACGCCAGTCAGATTGCGGATAGCGTCTAGCGTCTTCTTTGCTTCTTCCGACTCTGCGCCGAGCGCGGGGATGGATTGCTCTAGCAGATCCATAGCCATGCCGATGTTAATCATCGCGGCTTCCCGGCTACCCATCTTGGGTTCGGGAGTGGACATGGGAGCGGAAATTGGAGGAGTTTCGGCGTCCGTCATGGGAGACGGCATGGCTGGATTGGCACCAGGGGCCATGCCAGGGACTGGCGCAGGAGTGCCTGCCGAGCGAACGCCCTTCATCAACTCCATCAATTTGTCTGCCGGAACACTCATCTGAACTCCTTAGCCCGAGTTTGTAAGCGATTACAAACTTTTTTGCAATAGGTCGGGGCATTTTATGTCAGCCCCGGAAGACAAATCCTTACGGATTACTTGCGGCCTTTACGACCTTTACGACCTTTACGCATGATGCGCTCCTTGGTTCAGGCGGCCACTTACTTAAAGGGGAAGCAGCCATACCCTTATCCCTTGCGGGGAAATTAACGGCGGGTCTTGCGACCACGCTTCATTTTGCGTCCGTACATGATTGCTCCTTAACGACGAGTGTAGTCCCGTTGACTACGCCCGGAGTAGTTTTTATACCCTGTTTGACGCATTGTCAAGTTAGGTGTGCCTTCGCCTCTTTTTAGCGACTCTGTTGTCACCCGAGGCTGGTCAGCTTTGGGCTGTGTCATAGAACTTGTTCCGGGTGTTGCTGCCATCATCCCACCTGTTTAAGTTGAGGTTTGCCTTCAGACTTGCCTTCTGGCTTAGGCTCTGCTGCCTGCTGAGCTTTCTCAGCTTCCTGCTTTTCTTGCTGCTTCTTGAGCCTGTCTTTGAGCATCTGCTTCATTGGAGGGTCAATCAAGTCAAGCAAGGATTCTTTGTCAATGACCTGGGCTTTGAACAAGTTAAATGCCATCGTCCGTAGGTCTTCCATGAAGATCGGACTGTTGGAGTGGGCATCAACCTTGACCACAAAGTCTTTGGTGAACTGCTCTGCAATGAACGGCACACCGTTGTCGTCTAGGAAGTGTGTGTCGTCATACTCCTGCATACAGCGCAGGTAGAGAGTTGCAAGTTTTTCTAGCGAGTCTTCAATGACGAGGGCACGTTTCTTGGCACGGCTGGAGCCAAGACGGGCAAGCTGAGAAGCATGACCTGACGACCTCACGCCTGATTCGCCACGACCCTGCAAAACACTGACGATGCCACTTGCTTCTTCAAACATTGCATCTATTTCGTTGATTTCACGGAATAGATCGGGAGGAATCTGAGGAGCAAGTTTTTCAACCTTAGCGTTGGGCATATCAGTAGCAAGCAGGCCACCAGCGCGGTTGAGAGCAAAGTTCTTTTCATCTAGGATACCTGTGAACCCGATGAGAGCGGTAGGAGGCTGGACTTGCTTGCTTAGCAGGTCAAGAATTTCTGCCATCCGCTTGTTACGAAGCTGCTGCAAGAAGATGAGACGCTGTACTTCTGACATTCCCCAGAAGTAGTCATACATCGGGTTGGGACAGATCTGCACGAACGGAAGTTCGCCCTTGAGGAACATTGATTCGTTCGGACGATCGTAGATGATGACATCAGGCTCTGCCTTAGTGACCACTTGGTAGTCTTGAATGTCATCATTCCAGATGTACAACTCGGTCATCTCAATCGTATCTTCCGCAACCTCTGCCTTGTAGCGGTTCATGCCCCCCAGATCGAGGTTGACATTGCCGTACATGGTCGGATTTGTTTGCGAAAGAATGATTCGTTCTATGCCGTTAGCCACTTCTGTGCGCTCGTGAGGCATGGAAGACACCCGTCTTACCAGCTCTTCCCGTCTAGGATGGCTCCACAACTGGCTGTAAAGCTCAGATTTGGTGATGTAGTAGGTGTGGACAAAGGCTTCTTGGTTGTCCAAACCGGGGATATCTTCCCGCAAAACCCCTATACAAGCAGGCTCTACGTAGTGTGGATGGGGGTTTTTCCCCTTCATGACTATCTTGATGAACCCGCTGTTGTAGCAAAGTGCCCAAGTAGTTGCCAGTGAAAACTTCTGGTCTGCGTTGCTATCTAGCCAGCGGTCATTCAGGGAGCGGGTAAGTACGGGAATCTTGGTGTATTCGGCCTTCTTGACCGACGCACCCACGTTGATGCTGAACCTAGTTGTCTCTGCTGAGTAGAGAAAGCTGGTCAGTTGGTCAATGTGGGGATAGATCTTGTTGTACAGAGCCGGTGACTCGTCTGGTCCACTGCCAAACAAATAAAAGCTCCGTAGAGAGCCGTAGTCAATCTTGCGAGTCTCCCGCGACACCAAGCACTTCTGAATGAGACTGAGATAGAACTCCTCTCTTTCAACTGGCTCGGTAGGTATTCTCATGATTTGCTGACCTGAAGGTTCTCGTGGTCCTTCATAATAACGCTAGCTTTCGGACCCGTCAAATTGCCAGCAGACTTAGGGTTAATACTTACCGCTTCGTCTTTTACTGGTTTGAACTGACCACCCATGACGGATTTCATGCTGATACCGCCGCCTCCACCCCAGATGGCTTGGTCGCCGGGGCGTGGTCCTTGTTGCTTTTGCTGCTCTTTCATGGCGTTATCAGCCTCGGCAAACTGTTTGTCAGTGAGCTTGTTGTGGCGTTTGAGGTAGCCAGTTTGGTGTTCTCCCTCGCGGGTTGTCTTGATATCGGTCATGTCGTAGTCCATAGCAAGCTGCTGGACGTTCTTGTCCGTGCGCTTGGTCTTATCTGACTTCAGGCCGACAGGCTTGAGGAACACAACACTGAGTTCTCCTTTGCAGTTCTTCATGGGGCACTTGGGTTCCCATGCTTCAAAGATGCCGTGTGTTTCGCAGTAATAGTCTTTCAGGACAGCCATTTTTACCCTCTAAGTTGTTCGTCAAAGCTAGGATTGCCGTAGTCATGGCGGTTGACGAGTCCGACCTTGACTTTCACGCCTTCAGGAGTGACCTGTAGTTTCATCTGCCTCATGATGGGAGGCTCGGGAGTGCGGCGGTACTCCACGTAAAACTTCTTGTGCTGGTCCTTCATAACCCGCACAGCGCCTTCTCTCCAGGCTGCGTATGCTTTGTTTACGCGCCTCTGTATGTGTTCTGACAGAGGTTCTTCCTCGTAGACGAAGACAGTGTGAAACATACGATGAGAGATGCCAGCAAGCTCACAGAAACGCTGGATAGAGATGCCACGGTCTTTGTCATCATAGAACCGCCGCATCTGCTTCTTGAGTTCCAACTTGCTCAGTGTTGCGTTTGAAGTATTCAAGTTCAAATCCCTTCTTCATCAAGAAGCCCAAGAAGTCCATCTCTCCGTGCATTGTTTCTGGCTGATTAGTTGTGGTGTCTATCCTAAGTTTGCGAGCACTAACTAACTTACGAGTAGGACCATGACATCCAAAAAGTTTTGAGAAGTCAAAGTTATCGTGGTAGCCAGGACCAGCGTACTCCATAGAAAAGTACTTAGCTTCTTGGTCAGGTGCGTAGCGCATCCCAACTTTTTCAAGATCTGTACGCATGAACCCGGATAGCTGGACATCCTCGTTACAAAATGGCTGTACAGAAAAAGCTCTGTGGATGATGCCGTGTTTGCCAGGGGCTTGCATCATCTTCTTGCTACGCAGGGACAGCCCACCGTTTTGGATGATGTGCTTGTCAGCAGGTTCTTGCTGCCATGTCCAGTTGTAGTAGTACTTGTCGCCAGCCAAAGCACAGTGTGTAGGCGCACCTATGTAGTCGTACTTGTACCAGTCCTTGTTAAAGTTGGTTCCGTCGATTACAAAACCGTCATCTTGGACTATGAGTGCATGGCTTGTGTCTATAAAGTTATGCAGGGCATACATCATGAACCAAGAGTACTGAAAATAATCAAGAGCAAAGATAGCCTTGTGTTCCACGAACCAAGGAAGGCTTGCAGGCCTGCTAGGGCTTAGCAGAAGAGCTTTGCTGCCAGGAAGCTGCGTCATGCTCTTGACGAGGCTAGGAATGGCGCTAGAGCCATCATTGTGGCCGTACACAGCCACTACGGTGAGGTTACTGTGTTCCATACAGCCCAATCCTTTTCAGGTAGTCACTGACGTTCCTGCCAACAGCAATCTGCTCAGGCGTGTAATCTTCCTGAGCCTTGCTTATTTCTCTGGTGATTTTTGAGGCTATCAGGCGAGGCTGAATCTGCTCTGCGTAGGCAACAGCAGCCAGTGCAGTAGCAATGACCCTATCGTCCTTGCCACGACCAGGAGCGCCCAAGAACCCGTTGTCACGGACGATGCCTTTCATCTCTTCCAGCAAGTCCATGCTGTAGATGCCCATCATCTCCCGCTCAAAATAGTCTTTCATGTAGTTGAGCATCCTCTCCTTGGTAGAAGAGGTAGTCAGGTAGCCAATACTGTTGGAGATGCCCCCTAGCGTGTCGTTCCTGCGCCAGATGTAGTTCTGCATAGAACCCAGCACATCTAGCAGGCCATGCCCCACAGGACCGCCCATAGAGCTAGCCATGCGTTTGAGGTTGCGTATCTCGTTGATGACAGCCTGACCTGGGCCGTTGACTTCAAGGTTAAGCGTAGAGTTCTTGTAAGCACCAGCCAAGTGTGCGATGACCCACGCAAACTGGTAGGTGTTCATCTCGCTGGTAGCAAACTCTGCTACTTGGTCAAGACCGTCAGCATAGCATCTGAACACTTGTATGCAAAATCGATCTGCCCAGTCTGAGCTTCCGTAGGCTGGATCGGCTCCAATAACGTAGTAAGCTGAGTCAATGGGCTGTTCCCACACGCGAAGCGTGGACAGTCTCTCTGTACTTCTAAGCACCTCGGTGTCTTGGAACAACTGACCAAAACTGTAGCGGTAGTCTTCATGGTCCCTCTTCTTACTTTGCTTGGCAGCTTCCGTACACCTTGTGTGTGAGAAAAAGCTAGTGCCAGTCATCACAAAAGCATAGTCCTCAGTAGGTGGGAACTCCTGATACATCAGAGTCTCATCTTTGATGCCCTCGTGCATCTTCCAGCGCCACCAAGCCATCTGACGAGAGTTGATGTCAACACCGTACATCTTCTTGATGTCCTTGACCCACTCCTTCTCTTCTGATTTGAGCTTGCCATCCCAGTACACCTTATAGATCTGGGAGTCGCCAGGAACAGAGTAGAACTCGTTACGCCACCAGCCACAGAAGATTGCCCTCTGCGTCTTTGCTCTCTTGGCAGTCTTGTACATATCGTGAAACATGTTGAAGCCCTGTGCGGTACTTTCAAACATGTAAAGCCTCTCAGGGTTCTTCTCAGCAAGAGAAGCAATCAGAGATGCAAGTCCTTCTTCATTGCCCCACGAAGCCGTCTCAGTTCCATGTAAGTAGGTAATGGCTTTACCTTGACCAAGCCTGCTCTTGTTGCCTGCAATCTGGTAGAAAAGTCTGGAGCGGTTTTTAAGAACCATCTGGTTGCGGTTGTGCGCGACAAGCGGAATTTTGTATTCCTTTGGCAAGCCCTCCATATACATGGCAAGGGTTGAGCGAAACATATCACGGTTTTCTTCCGTATCTGCAACCAAAGTCCCTTGCCATCCAGGATGTGTAAATTGCCAGTAAAGGTCAAGCGCCAGAGAAATTGTCGTAATTCCCAACTGCCTGCCTTTGAGGATAACAAAGAAGTGAACATCCTCATCCAACCCTTTCTGTATCTCCTCCATCACGTACGTCTGCGTCCCCAGCAACGTACCCATCTTCTTCAAGCCCTCCTCTTTTGTCTCAATCTTGAGTTCAGAGCAGAACTTGTAAAACTTCTTCAGATCAAAGTTCATCTTGTTTTCTTGTTGTCAAAGTTGTCCAGATTCCAGGCAATGATGTCACCAGAGACAACCTTGTTCTTGGCACAGCGAATAAGCTCGTTATAGAAGATTTCTGAGTACTTGTCTTTCCACTCAGCAGCTAGTGCCCTCTTAGCTTTGGGGCTAATGCACGACAAAGCCCTCTTCAACTCCCACTGCAACCTCTTGCGAGTAGCGTATAGCTCTGTCTGCCACCGCATCTCCGTACCCAAGTCTGTAGCCATCTGACGCCGCCTCCTGCACCAACCCCACCAAACACTTCTCCCTAGCCTGAGCGTAGACAAGATGAGACATCAGCAGACGACAAGTCTCCCGCAACTCCTCCTCATCCATCCACAACAAACTAGTCACCTAACCCTCCACACCCTTACTTGGTCACCCTCAGTCCTGGCCTCAAACCGACAACCCAACCTCTTGCCAGCCCTGTAGTTAGCGTTGAGCACCTTCGCCCTTGCAGACACAGGAACTACAAAACTATCGCCCACATCCATCTCCTCGTAAGGATAGGCATACACCACCCGAGGATGCGGCATCCCCCTACCCACTTCTTTCTCTATCGCAGCTATCGTCATCTCTACACCTCTACGTATAACCATATCCTACAGGCAAAAAAAGACCAGCACAAGAGGCTGGTCTAAGCGGGGGGAGACTCCCTGATTGAAGTGGCAACCGCAATCAACGACAGTCTACCAGAAAACAGAAATTTTTTATGGGGGGGTGAATGTGGGGGGCACACCCTACACCCTCCCAAGACCCATCAACAGGGCCAGGGAGCGCTGATCTAAGCATGGCTGTCGGTCTAGGTGTCCAAGCCCAGGTCAAGCCTAGCATCTGTCTGCCTGGGTCATGTCATCGGGCTGTGTCTGTCAACCCCCAACCTGTCCCCTAATAATAACCATGACGGGAGCAGGGTGACAATCTATGCCTTTTCTGCATAGTTTCTGTAGACCCCTTTTAGACTACTATGTGAACAACTACTAACATTCACTATAGACAATAGAAGATAGTCTAGTTAGACTATAGTCTATCGCAAGAACTGTGCTTACATACACTAGGGAATCTACCTAGAAAATAATTGTTGACTTAGGGTCAAACCATGTTACACTATCTTCACTGCACTAAAGCAGTGTCCTAACTTAAAGGTGGTTACCATGAATCGAGAGCAATGGTTGACTCAAGCGACTGCAGAGTTGCGAGAGCTGTTTAAACAGCATGGAGTTACTCTCCCTGATGCTGTGCGCTCTAGCTGTGGCTTTCCTAGTAAATCAGCACTGAGCAATAAGAATCGGCGTATCGGAGAATGCTGGAGCGCCAAAGCCAGTGCCGATAAACACGCTGAGATTTTCATCTCTCCGACTCTCTCTGACTCCATGCGAGTGCTTGACGTTTTGGCGCATGAGATGGTGCACGCTTGCCATCCCGGAGATGGGCACGGGAAAGCGTTTAAACGTACCGCTACCGCTATCGGCCTTGAGGGCAAGATGACTGCTACTGTGGCAGGGGAATCGTTTAAACAATGGGCAAAGCCAGTTAT